GGTCGTCAGCCGGGCAAACTTCTTGCCCGCGATCCGGGGATTCTGGCAGTAGGCATCCACCCGGTTCCAGTCGGTCGTGTCAATACCCTGCTTTTGCATCAACTTCAGCACCGTGGAGCGTTTCTGCCGCAGCTGCTCACGGTAGATTTCCCGCGCCTTGTAATTCTCATCCATACGCTGCATGTCCTCGCACATGGCATCGTACTCGTTATAGGTCATTTCCCGGAGCGATTCGGTGCGACCGCCGGTGTATTGGCTGACCAGCGAGGCTTTCAATTCGTCCTTATCCTCTGTAGGCAAACGGTTAAGGAGGGTATAAAAACGTGCATAATTCCTACTCATTCGAAGTCCTCCTCTTTAAATCCGTACTCGGTTATCAGTGCCGTATGCGATAAATCCGACAGGCGATCTGAGACTTCGCTGTAAATGAATGATTGGTCACAAGGTGAAAATGCCATTGCCCTTTCCACCGCGTCATTTACGATTGCTTCTATCACTTCATTCATGATCCGGTTATTTAGATTGTTCGACTTCTTTTATCGCCACCTTGCAACGGGTGACGTTCACGATTTTATTAGCCAGTTCCAGTTCCTCGACCTCGACAACTATCAGACCGGCGGTCTTGGCACGCCGTACCCGGATATCGCAGGGGTATTCGCCTTCGTTCCAGAGCAGGATCACATGGGCGGCGTATTGCGGCTCCATGCCTAACTGGTAAATCTTTTTCTTATTCATGGCTCACCGCTTTTGTCCCATTGTCACTCCAATACTCCTCGGCCAGCCTCGGGTAGGCGACATATTCGCCGGTCTTACCGATAAACCGTCCCTTGCTGAAAGCCTTTCCTCCCTCGACCCATATTTTCAGCGTGGCATCATACATCACGCTTTCGGCCGCATCGCCTTTCGGGTTCTTGCCTTTGGCATGGCTGATGAAGATGAACAGCTTGCCGGGGAAGGCTTCTTTCAGCGCGATGTAGTCACGGTAACTCATGCGGGTGTACTGGAAGCTGTCAACCACCACGATGTTGTAACTCTTGTGGCGACGTAAGCGGGCTTTTAACGCTTCCATGTCCTCCTGTATGAATGCCAGCCGACGGCTTACTTCCGACATGCCGTGCATCTTCAGGTTGTTCTGTACCGTCAGGCACGCGCCCTCTTCCAGACTATTGTAAACTACCCGGTCATACTTGCAAAGCTCCTTGCAAAGTTGCATGACGAACGACGTCTTACCGTTACCGCTGTTTCCCCAGATAAACCACACGCCGACACGCTCCGGTGTTCCGAACGCCTCCTTCCATTTTCCCTCGAAGGGGAAAGTATTATATTTTTTGTCCAGTATATCCCGGACGCTCAATGCTCGTTTCATATCTTTTGAACGGTGTTTGAATGTTATTAAAACGCTGTTTTACTCACCCATCCGTTTGGCCCGATGGATTGCTTTCTTCACGCGGCGAAGGTCGAAATCGCACGGCTCGGCATCCCGGATCACCTCCTCGATCTTCTTCTTATCCTGTACTCCGTTGGCCACGCAGATGGAGTAAACATCGCCGGCAGTCGTTTCCTCCAGTTCGAAGTATTTACGCCCCATGCGGCTGAAAAACTCCTTATATCCGGGTTTCTGATGGCGCAAACCGAGGCTGATGCGCTTCTTGATGTAGTCGGTGGAAAGGAAAACGATTCCGCTTTTGTCCTCCAGCTTGTTGTACATGCTAATGAAGTAATGGAACACCGGCTCGGTCAGCTTGTCCGCCTCGTCGAAGATCAAAAGCGGCGCATCCATCTGTATCACGTCGTCCAGGATCAGGCCCCAGATTTCACGGATATTGTGCCCGTCCGTCTTGATCCCGACCTTTTGGGCGATCTCACGCACGAAATCGCCCTTCTTCATGTCCTCGGAGCAAAGGATATAGAAAACCTCCTTGTGCTCTTCCGTGTAAAGGCGTGCCGTCGTCGTCTTTCCGCATCCGGCCTCGCCGACCACCCACGTCACGTTACGCCAGCGCTGGGCATCATCCAGCGCATAACGGATTTCCTGATAGGCGGACGTCTCCACGATCTGCCAGCCGGTATCTTTCGACCGACAGCCTACCTGTGAGGCGATATTACGGAACATCTCGTCCGAGATATTCTCATACTTGCCGTTCATGATACTGCTGATCGTGCCGACACTGGTGTTCTTCAAGCTGCCCGCTGCCTTGTTCTGGCTCGGATATTTGGCGACGTATGTCCGGAGTGCCTCACGGATCACGTCCTTTTCTTTGGTACTTAGTTCGTTCATATCGTTTATATTTTATAGATTATAATTTCTTGCTTTACAGTTTGCCTGCCACCTTGCGCATGTCAACAACCTTATTCTCCTTCAGTTGATCCCAGGTAAGGAGGCTGGCTTTCTTAGTCGCACGACCGATACGATATTCTTCCGGATTCCGGCTATACTTCCCTGTACGGCGGTCGATTTCACGTTGCACCTCGGCGGTTACACCTTTCAGTTTCGGTGTACTCAGACCGTGCTGTTCCGGAGCTACATTGTAGGCATATTCTATTTCTTTGGCAATCACCTGACGGTCGATACGATCCTGAATGTTCGCTTCCTGTTCCCGACGTATAAAGGCGGCCTCGCCCTCCGTCTGGTCCTGCAAGGCACGATGGATGACCATATAAGGCTCGGCCACCCGTTCGAACCGCCGGCCACCGGCATTGTCCTCCCAATACAGGCGAATACCGCGAAGGTCGTTCGGATCATACTTGACATAGAACCGGCGATAGGTATTTTTCATGCGCCATTTATGATCGGGCACGCCGGGACGCTCGTACACCTCGTAAGGCAGTTTCTTGTCGCCGATGGTGATCTCTATGCCCGAATCAGTGAAGGTGGCAGGCTTTTTCGTCCATATCCAAAAGATATCCACCATGTCATAGACCGTCACCACGTCCGTCTCCTCGTTTACACTTTTTTCGTACATCTCAATGCGGGGAATCCCGGTCGCCGGATGTTTGGCCTCGTTCCAGGCCTTGCGTGCTTCAGCGTAGTGGGCTTTCAGTTCCTCCAAAGTGAAAAGTTTGTCCTTGTTCGCCTCGACAAACTCCAAATTCGGACGGCTGCTCCCCTTTTTGGCGGTAATGTTCATACCGGTAAACCGCCAGTCCTTATTCAATTCCTGTTGTTGGAAACGGTTAAAGATGCTCTCTATCGTCTTACTTTGCCCGCTATAGGGGGCTGTCGGGCGGTGCACATGGCAGATCAGATCAAAGAAACCCGGCTCTTTCTTTCCCTTTTCCTTCTCCAGCCGCTTATGTCCACCCTGGTTGTCGTGCACGATCTCGTAAGGCTTGTGCCCGCTAACCTGCACGGCCATGCGGTAGGCGTTATATTGCGCCTCGAAGTTCTCGTGATCACTGATGTAATAACCCAGTAGAACCTCGCTGTAGGCATCCACCACCTCGTACACCATCGTGGTGCGCATATCCCCGTTCTCGTCCTGATAATACAAGTTCAGTTTCGTACCGTCGCCATACCAAAGCGTGTCGCGGCGTGAAGGCAGTTCCGTACGGTGCTTGCGGCCGAAACGCTGGTGCGCCGACATCTCGCCATGTACGGCGTCCCACCAAAGCGGCTGTATCTCCGGGCGGTTAAACCACATCGTCAGGCTGCGTTTGCTCTTCAGTTCTTTCCAGCCCTTTTCCGGTGCCACCCGGTTGTATTCCTCGAATATCCGTGAGTCGGTATAAACCGGAACCCGGCTGCGTTTCAAAGCGATCAGGAAACGACCTGCCTCCTCGGTTATTTTCAACGTACTGGCGTTGCCTACCTTGCCGGAGATAAGGGAAGGGTATCCCTGTAATTTGTAACATCGGATTTTCCCCCTCAGTCGCGCAAGGTTTTCCGGCAGGGTATGACCATAGATTTCGCGCAAGTTCTCGCTGGTGGCGGCGACACATTCCCACAAAGTATTGAGGCTGTTGCCTAACATCTTCCGGTTGGTCGTCTTATCTTCCAAGTCACACACCAAGGTATTCAACACCGAAGCATTCAAAGTATATTCTGCTATCAACTTTTTGCTAAGCCCTGTTTGAACACCGTTCATGTCGTATTTGAACGCCTCGTAAAACTCTCTTGCCTTTTCGTCTATTTTCACCCTGTTTCTCATACGTTGTAATTTTAATGCTTCTACCGGATCACCATATTTCGCCACATAACGGGCCTTGTATTTTTCAGGGAGCGAGGAATAGATAATCAATGCGTAGGAGCCTTCGCCACCGCCACGTTGGGCACGTCTAATATTACCGCGTTTAATGTTTTGCCGTAAGGTAGCCCCACTTATTATAGGATCATCCCCTGAAGTAAGTTCCTCGTAGGTTACGCATAGTTCGTTTTCGAAATATTCCATCACTCAGCCGTTTTACTTACTAAAAATCTTCCAGTTTGTCTATCGGCACTCTTTTTATCAGCCGCACGGAATTGCCGAAGTTCAATACTGCCAAAAACATCACCCAAATCGAATTGCCGTCCGTCAATCCCGCCATCAAGGTAAAACTGAGCAGGAAGTAAACGACATACAGCTTTTCTTTTCTGGTAAGGGTGTGCCACCAGACAAATTCACCTTCAAACGGTTTTAACAAATTCTTCCTCATGGCTTGTATCATTTACCGGTTCGTCACCCACTTCGACACCACCACGCGTCAAAGCCATTTTCCGGATCGCCTTCGCCAGCTTGGTATCCTTCCGGTAAGCCAGCGAATGCGACACCATCTCGTAGGTGCAGTTCATCAGTAAAGCGATCCGCTTTACCTCTCCATGCTCAACTATGATTCGTTTCTTCATTTCTATATCTGTTTTAATCCGTTATTGTTGTTACTTACTTGTGAGCGATCCCGGATTCGAACCGGGGACAATGGCTTCTATGGATAAGTTTCGCCTGTTCTACCTGCCTGAACTAATCGCCCGCCCATCTTTCCGGGCTGTCCTAACCCACAATCTATTTGCCTTAGAATAATTCCACTTGTTGCTTACATGTACTGTCGTAGAAATAGCCATCGGAGTAGAAGGCTATTACCAAGCCGTCGTTATCCACTATGTCAATCTGTGTATTATAGATATTGTTTCCATAGCGTATCTCCAGCGTACAGTTGTTGTAGCGTTTACCTCCGGTTTCTACGCCGCGTTTATCCTCCACCAATCGTTCCGCTAAATACACGGCCTGACGGCTCTCGATATCCATTTCTTGCCAACTATTACGGTCACCTGACTTTCGAATTACTTTCATATACTTGATTTTTAATGTTATTATTCAGCATTTTCCACCTTAAAAGGAAAGTCCCTATCTGCCAATACCCGCTTCACAAAAGACAGGTCGTGTTTATCTACCGGGAAGAACACGGCTTGATAGTCCACACTCGGATAAGCCTTGATAGCCGTTTTCTCTGCCATTCTCTTAACCAGTTCGTAAAGAAATCCGGCTGTTTCTGCCGTCGCCTGAGCGATAATCACTTTTGCCTTCATCGTTTCTTATTTATATTCGTTTATAATCGGTTTCAAACTCACGCCGTAGCAGCTCATCAAGCGCCGGATAAGATTCTTTACATAAAAATCGGGAGCGGAAAACACAATCCCGGTCTCTTCAGTGTATCTGAAACTGATACCGTCCATCATCAACACGTAAGCGACTTTGTGCTTCACGCTTTGTGTCTGCCATTCTTTAATCTCGTCATTCATATCCTTTGCCATTTTTAAGTTTTACTTCTAATATTCGTTTATATGCTGCCCTTTTTGTATCTTTGGGGCGTGTTCATATTTTGAATACGCTACAAATATAATACAGTATTCTGTAATATGGATGTTTTTTGAGAAATAAAATTCAGTATTCTGTAATATTTAACACATGAACAGTATTAGTTTACGCTTTAAAGAAGTCTTAGAATATCTTACATCATCAGGCGAAGTTTCTAATAATAAGGATTTTGCATCAAAAATAGGAATAAGCACATCTATGATTACAGAAATCTGTAAAGGAAGAAGCAATGTTGGCTCTTTAACATTACAGAATATTGTATTGGCTTTCCCGATAATAAATGCCTTATGGCTTCTTACAGGTATTGGGAGTATGCTTCAAAAAAACAAGGAACAACCACAAGCTAAAATGCAAGAACTGTCGGTCGAATCCACGGTTGAAAATTCTATTTACTATAATATGTATAAAGAAGAAAAAGCAGAAAACAAAATCTTGGTAGAAGAAATAGGAGCATTAAAAGAGCGAATAAAGCAACTTGAAGGAGAGCTTAAAAAACTTGCTTCGGCTGCAGGAGATTCAAATATTGCGAATGCCGTATGAAGGTGTTGAGATAAATTTACATAAACAACTGATATATAGGTTTTTGAAATCATATATATATGCGAGAATAAATAACTAATATGCCTTTTTACCCCTACAATTATGTATATAAAGACACAAAAAGGGATATATTTTTGACGAATACCCCCTTTAATCGACACTATAAAAAGGCTATTTTGTCACTCCTTTTGTCACGTTTTACAATACATTTCGTTTTTGTAATAGAAATAGTGTCACACTTTTTGTCACACCAATCGTCACTCCAACACACAAAAAGCGGTATTTCCGACCGTTCAAACCAGTAGAAAACCCGCTATCATAAAGAAAGTCGTTTGAATACGACTTAAACACTAATAAAACAACTACTTACCGCTTCTTATTAGGTGCGACTGGATAATCATCGCCCGTTTGGTAATCTTGCAGCCACCATCCGTCAATCCAGCATGCAAAAGACTGCTTTTAGTAATCCCGACTTCTGCCTCCGTCAACACGTCAAAGACGGCTGAAAGACTGCCGAAATAATAGTTCTTCTTCTCATAGATCAAATGTACATGGATAACTTTTGTCATAATGTATTTAGTATTTTATTTCTCGCAAATATACTAAATAATAATTATATGGAATAATAAAAGAAATATTTTCCACCATCACAGCCAAAATCAGGCAAAAGAAAAGAGGCCGTTTAAAACCTCTTTACCACTCCGACAATAAATGCCCATCCAAGCCAACAAAACGCCCCTGTGCGCCTCATTTGCGCCCGTACAGGCCCAATATTAAACCGGTGTAAGCTCCAATGTAAAGCAACCGTTTAAAAACCGTTCAAAACAGGCCACCGATGTAAGCCCAGTGTAAAGCCTGTGCCACTTTTCGTTTTGCACACTCCTCTTACTCTTCACCCGTCTAATTTATTGATATTCTTATTGTATGGTTATTTTCCCTATCAGTAGGTCTTTACACATTTCGTTTTACCCCCCTTATGTTCATTCGCTTATTGTTTTTTTACTGATATTCACAAACGATTAAAACACAACCAGTAATTAAACAATATTAGAGCATGAAAACAAATTTGTTGACCTTCTGTATCTTTTTAGGTTCTTTTTTCTCCATTTCATTGGCGTACGGGGATGATATTCCTACACAAGGAAGATGGGATGATGAGGATTATCGTTCCATCACGGCGTTGCCACCCACATTGTCCATAAATAACAATGTACTGAGCATAGAGTTCAAGGATGCTCTGGACAACCTGACAATTCATATTACGGATGAGAATGGTAATATAATATATGAGAATATACTTTCCGGTGCGATGGGCGATATAATCGACATTCCGATAGACGGAATGCAGACAGGAGCATATCAAGTAATCTTAAGCCATAAGTTAGGGTGGTTAACTGGTGAATTTGAGATCCGATAA